GTAAGTGATTGGCGTTCTGTATTTGGAACTCCCGGCGCAGCGTAAGCTTTGTCAAATCAATAAATTAAGGGGCAGCTTCGGTTGCCCCTTTCTTTTTAATAACTCTTGCTGTAATGTTTCTTTATCCCTGACAGTCGCGATTGGGCGGCTGACTTAACCCCGACAGGAGATCCTCATGGGTAATTCTACTTTTAGCGGAGCGGTCCGCTCCGAAAACGGTTTTAAGACCGTTACCAAAAGCACCTCTACTGGCGCTTTTACAGAGCAGTCAAATATGAACTCTTCAGGTAACTTATACCTAAAGGGCGGCGCTCACCTTCAGTACCCCGCGGCAACTGGTTATGGTCCTGCTGACCTAGTAGTTGGTAAGGGTGGAAGTCAGTACGGAACAGTAAATCCTTGGGCAGAAAGCTCAACACAGCTATTTCCATTAGGTTCTGAGTTACATTACGGCAACAACATTTTCCGTTATGGTCAATTAGGTGGAACTGCTGTAACAGCGGGTAAGCTGGTTCAACATGCTGCTATCATTGCAAACCACACTAACTGTGCTGCTACTGCTGCTACAACCGCAGGAACAACCGCTATTTCTATTGAGACAGCGGGTGACACTGACATTACTCTAAACCAGTATGCAGATGGTTACCTTTGGGTAAACGATGTAAATGGCGAAGGTCAGACAATGAGGGTGCAATCAAACCCTGCTCACGATCATGGAGTTGATCCAAGTATTGTAATTACAACTTATGATGAGCTTGCAACCGCCCTGACAACAAACTCACAGTTGTCTTTAATTGCAAATCCGCACACTGGACTTATTGTTGCCCCTGCCGCAGAAACAGGCGCTGTAATGGGTGCTACTGTTATTGACATGACCGCTGATTATTACGGTTGGTTTACAACTTCTGGCCCACAAGCTCTTCTTAGCGTTGGCACATTGGTTGTTGGTAACATTGCCGTCCGTTCTGGTGGCACTGCGGGTGGAGTTGCTCCTGCTACGGATAACCTGCTTACTGAAGTTGGTGAAGTTATGGCTGCAAGAGCAGATACCGAGTACTCTTTAGTTTGGATGAACTTGCAATAATTTATCTGGAGGGGAGCAATCCCCTCCTTACTTCATAGGAGATTAACATGGCAAATTCAGACGTACAGGTCCGGTTCATTCGTGACGAACAGGCTTTAGACGCAGACGGTATTTCGGTAGCAGCCTCTGTTGGTAACAACGCGGCTTTAGTAATTGGCGGTGCTTTAGCTTCTGGCGGAAGTGTTACGAACGCTTCTGGAAGACAAGTGACTATTTTATCCGCTGGAAATGACAGCAGTAAATCTTTTAACATAGTGGGAACCGACGTAAACGGTGATTCTCTTACAGAGAATCTTACGGGAGCAAATGCCGATACCGCTACAAGCGCAGGTTTTTTTAAAACAATTGCAAGCATTACAGCTGTTGGCAATCCGGCGGGAAATGTTTCTGCGGGTATAAACGGCAGTGCTGCTGACGTTATTTTTGAGGGTAGAACTCGTTTCAAAGGCTATTCAATTGTTTCTGGCGGTACGGCTGGAGAGTTAGATTTTCTTAACAGCGGTGTTTCTGGAACTTCGTTATTCAAAGCGCGTACTCTTGGAACAGACAATACAACACAGCATTATCACATTCCTGATGAGGGTGTACTATTTAAAGATGGTTTTTATGTAACGTTTACCGTTGGAACGGTAGACATGATGAACTTTTTCTACGCGTAGGAGTTGCCTGTGGGCGATAAACCGATCAAACGCAACAAGACTAATTACCGTCCCACTAAATCTGGGGCGGGAATGACTAAAAAAGGTGTGGAAGCGCATCGAAGAAAAAACCCCGGATCCAAGTTAAAAACGGCTGTTACTGGAAAAGTTAAAAAAGGCAGCGTGGCAGCAAAGCGTCGTAAGTCTTATTGCGCTCGTTCTTTGGGTCAGATGAAGAAGTTTCCAAAAGCGGCAAAGGATCCTAACAGTCGTTTGCGCCAAGCTCGTAAAAGATGGAAGTGTTAAAATGGCAATAAGTCGTAGTCAAATGAACAAACAAATCACTACCTCACCTCGCAAAAAAGACGCTATGCCTAGAGGTTTAAGCTACTTTAAAAGAGGTGGAGAAGCTTCTCCAAAAAGCAAGGGCAGTAAGATATGTCCTTCTGGAAAAGCATGGGCCAAGCGAACATTCGACACATATCCCAGTGCTTATGCAAACATGGCAGCGTCTAAGTATTGTAAAGACCCCAATTATGCCAAGAAAAGTAAAAGGAAAAAGGGATGACGCTAAGTAAAGGTAACAAGAGAAAAGTTAAAAAGGTTGTAAAGGGTTTGAACAAAGCTTCAAAACTTCATGCCGGACAGGCCAAAACTTTGAAAACAATGTTACGCTCTCCTAGAAAGAAAAGTTAAATGGGAGAGTTAAAGAAATGGCGCGACCAGAACTGGGTCAGAATAGGATCTGACGGCTCCATAAAGGGGCCTTGTGGCACTTCTAAAAACAAGAAAAAACCTGACCGCTGCTTGCCTGAAAGCAAAGCTCGTTCTCTTACTAAAGAACAACGCCGCGCCACTGCCGCAAAAAAGAAACGTGCGGGAGCTAAAGGTCAAAAAGTTGTAAAAAATACAAAAGCTGCTACCGTTACAAATATGTATACAGGAGGTGAGATTTCTACAACAAAAGCAAAGAGACCTTTTAGAGGCAACAAAGTAGCCGGAACTGTGGTAGCACGGGGTTGCGGAAAGGTTTTAAGCAATAGACGCAAAAAAACAAAAGGATCAGTAGCATGAAAAAAATGAAGAAAAAAGGTTACGCTAAAGGCGGCGTTACTAAAAAGAAAATGGGCGGCGCAATGAAGAAAAAAGGCTTCGCTAAAGGTGGCGTTGCTAAAAGAAGCATGGGCGGCGCTATGATGAAGAAAAAAGGTTACGCTAAAGGTGGCGCTGCTAAAATGAAACGCGGCGGCGCAGCTAAGAAAAAGTAATTAAATGCCTTTTTTGCAAAGTAACATACCACACTTTAAGTGTTGGGTTCGTCGTGAGTATACGGTCAATCATGAGCGTTACCACGGCGAATTTCTGCATGCTATGGCAATTGCTGTAACCACAATGCCCAACCGTTGTTTGAGCTTTCAGATAATCTTTACGGGTTGTGAGGCTGATGAGGACGGTGACGAAAACGTTCACGGCGGTGCAATGTGGGCTAGAATGCCGATAACTGCTTTGGTTGCTGACGAGCCTTTAGAAGATTGGCCCGTTCCAATGGCGGTACACAACGCACAACCTTGGGACTGTCCGTCTCATACTCATGCGGTATATACTTTGGACAGAGCTACGCCTTGCCCTTGGATGGCAAAGATAGACGGCAAACTCTTTCCAGCTAAGTATATGTTTACTGTTGATTACACTGACACAGATGTTGCGGATGATCCGGCTCAACATAAGCAAGCGCATGTTATGCAGCTTTTAGAAGCGGGTGAATGGACGGGTAATATTGTTGCGTTGCCTAACAACCGGGTGCGAGTAACTCATCCTGCTTGGTTTGAAACTGGAGAAGGCGCTCCTGACTTCAAGCCCTCTCAGCATGTACATTATTCTAAATCTGATTTAGACTATACATTAGATGTAAACCAAATATTCGACAACATTTACAACGAGGAATGATATGGCAGTTTCTAGCAGCGTAGATTTTGAACTTGATGTAGCAGAATATATTGAAGAAGCTTTTGAGCGTTGCGGCTTAGATGTTCGTACTGGTTATGATCTTAAATCAGCAAAACGTTCTTTAAATCTTATGTTGGCTGAATGGGCGAACCGCGGTTTAAACCAGTGGACTATTGCCCAGCGCACTCTTGCTATGGTTGAAAGCACTGGGGCATATGCTCTAGGCGCGGATGTAATTGATATTCTTTCTATAGTAGTCCAGAGGGACGGAACGGATTATTCTTTGTCTAGGTTGAGCCGAGATGACTATCTTAGTATTCCTAACAAAACCACTGAAAGCCGTCCAAACCAGTTCTTTTTAGATCGCCAAGTTACTCCTAGTTTAAAGGTTTGGCCTGTTCCAGAGAACAGCACTGACGTTATTTACTATAACGCCCTTACCCGCATGGACGACGCAGATACCTTTATAAACACTATGGACATGCCGTTTAGGTTTTATCCATGTTTAGCGGCAGGATTAGCTTATTACATTGCAGTAAAGCGAGCCCCTAATCGTGTTCAAATGTTAAAAGCTATGTATGAAGAAGAGTTTGAACGCGCTATGACTGAAGATCGTGACCGGGCATCGTTTAACGTTGTTCCAAAATATGATTATTACAGGGTGGGTTGATGAGCAAATTTGCAACAGGTAGAAACTCTTATGCTATCTCTGATCGATCCGGCTTCCGGTATCGGTATAGAGACATGCGTAAAGAGTGGAACGGCCTGCTTGTTGGTCGCGATGAGTTTGAGGCTAAACAGCCCCAACTGGGTCCCTTTCGTAAAGTAAACGANCCTGAAGCTTTAAAAGATGCGCGTCCTGATATAAAAGAAAATTTAGATGTTTATGTTGGGATTCCCTTAGTAGAAGAACCGCAGCCTAGACCAACACGGGTTTTTGGTTTTGTAGGAGATGTTACGGTGGTTATATCATGAGCTATACTTACACTACATTAAAACAGGCAATAATTGATTACACTGAAAACAACGAGACAACGTTTGTAAGTAATCTCCCTGTTTTTATTAAAAACACAGAAGAACGTATTTTAAAGAACGTTCAACTAAGTTTGTTTCAAAAGAACGACGCTGGTGCAATGTCCGCCTCTAATAAGTTTTTGGGGGTTCCAAGCGATTTTTTAGCACCATTTGCTTTGTCGTTTACTAACAGTTCTGGCAACGTAGTATTTTTAGATTTTAAAGACTCAAACTTTGTGCAGTCTTTTAATCCAGACGCTACTGTAACGGGTCCGCCTCGTTATTATGCTCAGTATGATTTAAACAACCTTATTTTAAGCCCTACTCCTGACAGTGGTTATGCGGCTGAAATACATTACTTTTACCGTCCCACCAGCCTGACTAAAAGTCAGACAACATTTTCTGTTGCCTACACTGGCTCAACTGTTTTTTCCGCTGGAGAAACTATTATTGCAACGCCTGCGGGTGCAACTTCTTCTACTGAAAACTCTTCGTTTATTGTTACAGGAACTACTGGGGCTGATAACACAACCTTAACCGCTAATTTTCCTGCGGGCCTTACAGACGCTTACCCTAGAGGAACCGCGTCTTCTGGAACAGCTTTGGTGGGAAACACCAGCGGNGCCGTTGCTGTAATTAACAATGTTCCAAGCGGAACAACTTCAGAGAAAATAGTTCCTGACATTACTTTAACTTGGATAAGTGAAAACGCCGATCTAGCCCTTTTGTACGGAAGCTTAATGGAAGCGTACATCTTTATGAAGGGCGAACAGGACATGCAGGTCTTGTATGAAAAACGTTTTGTTGAGGCTATCATGGGTCTCAAGTTACTTGGCGAGAGCAAAGAAGTTACTGATGAGTATCGAACAGGACCAGTGGTGAGGCAAAAACAATGAATAATATGTCTTTTGGCGTTGAAATGTCTAATGACTTTAAGGTGGAAGTAGAGACTACGGACAACCGTGGCTTTACTCCAGAAGAAACTGCGAAGCGTTGCGTAAATAAAATCATAGGTATTTCAGACAACGCTCACCCCGCAATAAGGGATCAGGCCCTTGCGTACCGTAATGAAATGGAAAAGATCATTGCCGTCTATATGATGCAGGCTATTCAAAGCGACAGAACTACGGTATATAATGCAATAAAAGATGCTGGTCAGCAAAAGTTGGCCGAATATATAAGGAAAATGTAAATGGCTTTTAACGGCAACTTTCTATGTACTTCGTTCAAAGTAGAACTGCTGAAGGGTGTGCATAACTTTACGGCAGCAAGCGATCAGTTTAAAATTGCTCTATATACCAATAGTGCAACATTTACCGCTGCAACAACTGCTTATACCTCTANTAACGAGATTAGTGGTACAAACTACACGGCAAAAGGTAACTTTCTNACCAGTGTGACGCCTACCTCTAGTAGTACTACCGCGTTTACNGATTTTGCAGATGAAGTTTTTTCTACCGTTACAATTTCTGCGGTAAGAGGCGCTTTGGTTTACAACGAGGCGGCTTCGGGAGATCCAACGGTTTGTGTGCTAGATTTTGGTGCGGATAAAGCGGCTAGTTCTGGCGACTTTACCATTGTGTTTCCTACAGCGGATGCTTCTAACGCGATTATCCGGATAGCCTAATGGCCGATCCGGTCGCAGCCTTTCAGGGGTGGAATAGCTCCCTCCAAGGGTGGAACACCGGAACTTGGAACACCAACGTTGCCTACAATGTAACGGCAACGGCGTCGGTTAACAGTGCGGCTCCCAACATTGAGGGTGACGCGTTTGGGCAGGCAGGCGCAGTAGTAGGAACAGGCGCAGTTGGCGCAGTTACCGTGGTTGGAGAGGCAAATGTCTCCGTTACTGGAGTTGCGGGAACATCAGCCCTAGGAAGTTTCTTTACCACCAATACGATGGTAACGATGACTGCCTCGGTCAACGGCGCTACAACAGCAACAATTGGTAACGCCAACGTTACCGTAACAGGACTTAGTGCATCGGGTATAGTCGGGACTTTAACAAACCCACCTTGGGGTCAAATTGTTCCGGATCAGGACCCCGACTTTTTAAACATAGTGCCTTCTCAAACACCCTCTTGGGTAAACATTGAGAACGGGCGCGTAGCATAGGATAATAACATGGCAAGTGTATATACAAATGAC